CCAGCAACAATCTGAATTTGCTGATTATAATTTTGAGGCAAGTGGATTATCAAACATACTTGATGTTCTTGCTTATAATACACATCTGAACGGATTAATTGCTAATATTGGTATTAATGAATCTTTCCTTAACTCTTCACAGTTAAGATCTTCTGTTGTTTCACATGCAGAGAATCTTGGATATTATCCACGTTCAACAACTGCTTCTTCTGCTACTGTTACTCTTTCTTTATCAACAACTGATACAACTACTTCTTCTGTAACGTTACCAAAAAATACAATCTTTACAGGTTCTTCCGAACAAGTTAACTATAACTTCCAAACGCTTGAAGAATATACAGCAACTAATGATGGTTCTGGAAATTTCTCATTTAAAACTTCTGCTGAAAGTACTAGCATTCCAATTAAAGAAGGCTCACTCAAAACTAAAACATTTTTTGTTGGAGAAACTAATGAAGATCAGGTTTACGTTATTCCCGACGTAAATATGGATACTTCTACTATGCAGGTGAATGTATTTGATACATCAACTTCTTCATCCTTTAATTCTTTTATTAATGTTAATAATACAGTAAGAGTTAATACAACTTCTCGGGTTTATATTGTAAGAGAAATACCAAATGGATATTATGAAGTAATTTTTAGTGATGGCAACACATTAGGCCTAGCACCAAAAGCTGGAAACAAAATAGTAATTACTTATCTTACTTCTAATGCTGATGCAGCTAATGAAATTTCTACATTTGAACCAAATGGAACTGTTTCGGTAAACGGTGTTGATTATAATTTATCGGTAACTACCGTTTCAAATTCATCAGGAGGAGCAGTAAAAGAATCTATTTCATCAATAAAATTAAATGCTCCAACTAATTTTTCTGCACAACAAAGATTAGTAACAGCAGAAGACTATAAAGCATTAATACTTCAGAATTATTCTTCAGTTGTTGCGGATGTTTCAGCCTGGGGTGGTAATGAAAATGTTCCTCCTGTTTATGGTAGAGTTTATGTTAGCTTAAATTTCAAGGATGGTATTGCAGCTACGACTCAAACTGAAACTAAAAATGCTATTATTAGTAACTTATCTGATAACTTATCGATTATGTCTATTGATACTATATTTGTAGATCCTATTACCAGTTTCTTGGAAACGACCACAACTTTCAATATGGATCCGGATCAAACCAGTTTGACCGCGAATTCGACTGAAAATTCAGTTCAATCTACAATCAACACATTCGTAGCAGATAACTTATCTACTTTTGATTCTGTTTTCAGAAGATCAAATCTCTTATCGACGATTGATGATTTGTCTCCGGCTATTCTTAACTCAAGGATGGAAGTAAAATTACAACAGAGATTTACTCCTACATTAAATAGTCTGCAGAATCACTCAGTGAACTTCCCAGTTAAAATAGCTGATCCGGATCAAACAGAACATATAGTTACTACTAGCACTTTCACATTCTCTGGGACTGAATCTTCTATTAAAAATAAATTAGGAACTAATCAGTTACAAGTTATTTCTAATGTTGGTTCAGAAATTTTAGCTGATAATATAGGTATATACAATGCTTCTACAGGAGTAGTTTCAATAGTAGGTCTAACTATATCGGCGTTTGTTGGAGAAAATATTAAAGTCTCCGTTAAACCTGCTAACGAAAGCACCATCAGACCACTGAGGAACTATATTATCGATCTAGATACATCTAGATCAGTGACTTCAGCTATATTAGATTATCAAAATACACCATCCGTTATATCAACATGACACATTCACTTTCAGACTTAAATAGAAGAAAACTTAGACTTGACGTTTCAGGCGTTAGTGAACTTCTGCCTGAATATTTTCAAGGTGAATATGGTGTAGATTCTGGATCACTTATCAAACTCTTAGAGTTATACTATGATTATTTAGATAGTGACGGTGATCATGCTTTTCAAACCGAAATTAAGAACATTTTCTCAGCAAGAGATATATCACAAACAGATGAAACATATCTAGATGAACTCATAAAAGAAATAGGAAACGGTTTACAGTCTTCATCATTCTTCCAAAATCCAAGGCTGATGGCAAGATTAATACCTCTCTTCTATAAATCGAAAGGTACTCTTGTTGGAACTGAAGGTTTCTTTAGAGGATTTTATGGTGAAGAAGTTGAAATTGAATATCCAAAAGATCAATTGCTTCATGTAGGTGGTATTGATCCATCAGGAGTGCAAGGTAGAATTGGATTCGAATATCAAAATAGAATATTAGATAATGAAATTTATCAAATATTTTCTATCTTAATTAAAGCTGGAATATCGGTTTCCGATTACCAAACTTTGTATAAAAAGTTTTCACATCCAGCTGGATTTCATTTTGCTGGGCAGGTTTTATCTACAGGTAATGGTATTATTACACTCGAAGCTACTGGTATAAATCCTTTAGAATCTTCCTCTGGAGATATTTTATTACTTGATCAAGCTACTCAGATTATAACTACACCATTTGTACAACTAACAGCTATATACGATTCTGCAGATTCTGGCGATCCACAAGTTTCTGGTGTTTATAGAGTTAACCTTAATGATCTCCTTTCGAAGTATCAGGATTTAACTTTGACGGATCTTGAAAAATTCTATTCATCTGTAGAAGTTCTTTCGACGCCAAATTCGTTTACCTTCGATGATAGTGACATAAGAGATAGTGCTGGTTCTGCAACACCAGACTTCTCATTGACACTAGAAACAATGGATAATGATATGTTTACTCGTTATTTGAGTGATTCGGCTATCTAAACGATTATAAATAACATTATAAAAAAATAAAGGTTTACCATGACAAGACAAAATATATCAATCGGCACGGCGGCGAACGATGGAACTGGAGATACACTTAGAACTGCAGGTTCTAAGATTAATGACACTCTGGTAGAAATCTATCAAAAGTTTGGTCCAGATTCGAATAACCTTTCAAGTCAAATTTCTCTTGAAGATTCAGCTGTTGTCTTTGAAGGAGCAACTGCTGATGACTATGAGATTCGTTTGACGGCAGAAAATGCCACTGCAGATAGATTAGTCAGGATACCTAATTCGAGTGGAACTTTAGTTTTAGATACAGCGTCTCAAACAGTAACCAATAAAACTATCGGAAGATTAGCTTTCTCTACAGCGACAGAAACTTCTGATGCTTCTATTATTGATTCTGACGCAACACTCGTTATTTGTAATAATTCCTCCGCTTTTAGAATTTATTTAAGGGATGGTACAACGACAGGCGAATATAAAATATTCACAAACAAAGGTGCTGGTGCGGTAACTGTTGATCCAGATAATTTCAGAGGAGCTGATAGTGATTTCACTCTTGCTCAGAATGAAGGAACTCAGTGTATCTGGGATGGCACTAATTGGTTTATTATTGGTAATGAAAGCAAATTAACAATAGCTTAATGGACAGATAAATGGCAGCGACAGTAACAGATACTCTTAGAAAAAATATAGCAGAACTTTTTGTTGATCAAGTCAACTTGGATTCTGACAAATACTACATTGGTATAGGTAAATCAGATCAATATAATGCAACAGATACTACAATCGATCCAACAAGATCTGTAAGCAACGAAAGAGATTTGAGAAACAATCTTCAGTCTATTAAAAAGGTTGAAGCTGCGTCTTTTGTTATTCCCAGATATAATTGGTCTTCTGGTACAAAATATTCTGCTTGGTCCGATGCATCTGTTGGTATTCCTGATAATAGATACTATGTTGTAACAGATGCTAATGAAGTGTTCATTTGTCTAAAACAAGCTAAAAATGATTTAGGAGTTGCACAAAACTCTATCGTAGAACCAGAAGTCCCAGCCGGAAGAGATGAAACGAAACCATTTTTACTTAGCGATGGATATGTTTGGAAATTACTATACGCTATTTCCGCTGGTAAAGCTAATTCCTTCCTTTCTGCTGGATTTGTTCCAGTTCAAAAGATTGAAGGATCTGGTTCTAATGCTTTTGAAACGCAACAAGTAGGTATTCAGGATAGTGCAATCGGTGGTCAAATAATTGGTATTACACTTGATTCTGGTGGTGCTGGATATGGTTCATCTACTCCAAATATTACTATTAGAGGAAATGGTACAAGTGCCGCAGCAACTGCAACACTTTCTGGTGGATCGGTAGTAAAAATTGAAATAGATAATGAAAGTGCCGGTTTTGGTAGTGGTTACGATTACGCTGAGATTATTTTTGATGGTTCTCCTTCTAAACCAGCAAAAGCAAAGGCAGTTATTTCTGGTAGAGCAGGTATAGGTGCCGATCCAAGAGATGATTTAAAAGCAAACTCTATTATGTTGAATATTAAACCAGATGGAAACGTTTCAAACACTTTCGTTATCGGTAACTCGTTTAGACAAATTGGAGTATTTAAAAATCCTGAATTAACTGATAGTGCTTCTGATGGTGGTGCTATCAACGATGTTTCAGAAAAGTCTATGAGAAGTGTTGGCGTTGCCTCTTCTACTGGATTTACTGTCGGTAACTTGATGTCTAATGACAGTAGTCCTAGCACAAGTGCATTTATTGATGAAGTCGTAGGTAATAGAATTTATTTCCATCAAAACGATTCTTCAGGATTTGGAACATTTCATGTTAGCCAAACTTTAACTTCGGGAGCAGCTAGCACTACGATTTCTATCGCTGACACAGATAGTTCTATGGATAGATATAGTGGCGAATTACTGTATATGGAAAATAGAGCTTCAGTGCTGAGAGACACTGCTCAACAAGAAGATATTAAAGTTATCATAACAGTGTAGGATTGAAATATGGCAACGAATATTACGAATACCACCTTTAGTAATACATACAAAGATGATTTCACTGATAGTGATAATTATCACAGAATTCTGTTTAACTCTGGCCGGATTTTACAAGCGAGAGAATTAACACAAGCACAAACAATCCTTCAAAAACAAATCGAAAGATTTGGTAATAATATCTTCAAAGAAGGCTCTATTGTTAAAGCAGGTGGTTTTGTTGTTAATAATGCCTACGAATATATCAAATTAGATACTACTTCAAACGCTTTACCAGCCGATACGACAACTTTAATCGGCACAGAATTTGCAAGTCAAGACGGTAACAATATTAAAGCCGAAGTGATTGAAGTGGTTGCAGCCGAAGGCGCAGACCCGGATACTCTTTATGTTAAATACACATACACAAAAGATGCAACCGCCGGCGCGTCTTCAATTAGAATGCCAGACGGAGTTAATATCAACAATGGATCAATAACACTTACCACTGCTTCATCAAATGCTTCTGGTACTGGTATTCGCGCTAGTGTAAGATCCGGCATCTTCTATGTAAAAGGTCATTTTGTTTTCACAGAAGATCAATCAATTATTGTATCAAAATATACTGATACCTATACCGGTGATGTTGGGTTCAAGGTAACAGAAGATGTTGTTACAACTACTGATGATAATGATCTATACGATAATCAGGGTGCGATACCAAATATTTCTGCACCTGGTGCCGACAGGTACAGAATTAAGTTAACTCTTATTAAAAGAGAAGATATTGTTGGAAATGACAATTTTGTTTTCATCGGTGAGATTTTCCAAGGCGCTGTTGGAAAATATGTAGGTGAATTTAATCCCTATAATGTTCCTAATCAGGTAACAGCCGAAAGAATTAAAGAAAATTCCGGTGACTATATTGTTAAACCATTTAAGATTAAATTCGATACTGATTCTGCAGATACACATCTTCTTTTGAAAATCAGTGATGGCATTGCAGTTGTAGATGGTTATAGAGTCGCAAGAAATCCTTCTCAAATCAGAATTCCTAAATCAAGAACGTCTTCTTCTAGCCCTAACAGTATTACTGTCGCATCTTTTGGTAACTATGTAAAAGTTTCTAGCGTGGCAGGGAATACGAATGGATTACCTAATTTAGGAACTCTTGAAGAATTAGATATTCAAGACAGTGCTGATTTCCATGGCGGATCAACTGCTAAACTTGGAACCGTAAAGGTAAGAGGAATTTCCGAAGACGGATCTGATTATAGATATCACCTCTTTGATATCAATATGAGTACTGGCAAATCTTTCAGAAACGCAAAAAGCATTGGTTCGGATTCAGATAACTGGTTTAATATTATTCAAGAGAATAGTGAAGCTGTTCTCTATGAACCAGAGAAAAATACAGCTCTCTTCCCATTGCCGAGCTCTAGACCTTCTGAATTAGAAAATATCGTTCTTACTGAGCAAAGATATGCCAGTAGTCTTAATGCGGCAGGTGGAGCTTTACCGGCGCTTGGCTCCAATGAAGTATTTGCCAATTCAACCGATTGGGTTTTCGCAAAAGCTGATAGTGATATTTACGGTGGCAGCATTTCATTTACTCCATCAACTATCGATGGTCAGACATCTGGTACATTCACATTGAGCGGTACATCTGGTAGTAATATTGAATTAGCTTATTATGTGACGACAACTGCTACTGGATCTAATATGATCCGAACTAAGACTAAAACAACTCATACTGCTTCTGGTGTCACAATTGAATCAGATGGCTCAGGTACAGAGTATTTTAGTATTGGTAAGCCAGATGTAATATCAATTACTAAAGTATCTGATTCAGCTTCTGGAACAATTGACTATCTTCCACGATTCGATTTTGATAATGGACAAAGAGATAATTATTACGATATCGGTCGACTTATTCTAAGAGAAGGTCAGACCGCACCTGCAAGTGTTTATATTTCTGCTGAATATTTTGATCATGGCGCATCAGGTCATTTCTTTGCATTCTCTTCATATGATTCTTCTGACATCGGTGGATATCAAAATATTCCATCACATACATTTGCAAATGGATCGACAATTTCGCTTGCAGACTATTTAGACTTTAGATCAGTTAAGAATACTTCTGGTACTTTTTCTGGTGGTGATGCTATCGTTCATCAGCTTCCTCAACCTAACGATCTAATTACATTAGGCACTTCTAATTTCTATAATCAACAAACAGGTAAATTAATCATTTCTTCGGAAGGCGTAATATCCTATATCACAGGTCAAGCTGCGCCAATCGCTAGAAACTTTCCACCTGCACCATCTCGCAATTTAGCATTATATAATATAGTTCTTGGAGCTAATACACTAAATGATTCGGATGTGGGTGTACAGTTTATTGAAAATAAACGATTTACAATGAAAGATATTTCTCTTCTTGAGAAAAGAATCGATCGTCTTGAAGAAGCTGTCACACTGAATCTTCTAGAAGTAGATACTAAAAATATTGAAGTTCTTGATTCTGCCGGAAACAATAGAACAAGATCTGGATTTATTGCTGATAATTTTGATGATCAGGGATATACAGCGACTAGAAATCCGGATTATGCGGCCGCTATTGATCCTTTTTCTGGACATCTACATCCTACATTTAATGAAGATAATATCAGATTAATTTATGATTCTGTAGGATCAAGTAATGTTGTGCTCAAAGGAGATAATATCTATATCGATTATGATAGTGATACATATCTTGATGCATCTCTCGCAAGTACATTCTTTAAGATTAACCCGTTTGACTTTGCACAGTGGAGAGGTATCTTTATCTTATCTCCAAGTTCCGATGAATGGAGAGATGTTGAGAATGTTACCGGTAAAGTAACAGACGGTGGATTACAACTTGATACCAAACAGGCTTATCTATGGAATAATCATGAATGGAATTGGAATGGTGTTGCACTTGAAGATTTGACGGTCGGATCACGAACAACTAATCAAAAGAACTACTATTATAATAAAGTTGTATCAGATGAAAGAATTCGTGAAGTTGTGGGTGAAAGAGTTATTGACACCGTACTTCTTCCATTCACTCGGTCAAGAAAGATTTTCTTTAAAGCTGAAGGTCTAAGGCCGAATACACAGCACTTTGCTTACTTTGATAAACAAAATATTGAAAGTTGGGTAAGAGAAGAGACATTTGTAAGATATGCGGCTCAAAATATCGATAATGGTAATGTTTATAAAAATGCATCTTCTCACCCAGACGGATCTTCTATTTTAGTATCCGACGATAATGGTACAATTGAAGGATCAATTTGGATTCCATATAAGAGATTTAGAACTGGTCCACGTGAAGTTGCTTTGATGGATGTAAGTGTATACACGAATGAATTTGCACTATCTAATTCGAGAGCAACAACTAACTATGCATCTGTTGGTGTCCTAGATATTAATGAGCAAGATATCGTCAATACAAGAGTGCTTACCATCGCTTCTGAAAAAATACCTCCTAGACCAAATACTTCTGGTGGAAATAATGGCGACGGGGCCTCTGGTGGTAATGAATGGTATACTTGGGACAAAAGCGGTAACTTTAATAAGCCGACTCCATTGGGCAAAAGCGCTGGCGGTGGCGCGGGGCCAAGAGCCGAAAAGCCAGGCGGCTCGGAGGGCGGTTTTGATTTGGCATAATTATGGCATCTTTAATGTTTAAAGGGAAATTAAATTAAATGGCACAAACTTCATTAGGATATCAGGTAGATAAATATTCAATCGCTCAGTCATTTTACGTGTCTGACGAAGAAGGTATTTTCTTAACTGCTATTGACTTATACTTTAAAACAATGGTAGATCCTAACACTCTTCCTGTGTTAATGGAATTACGACCGATGGTCAATGGATTTCCTTCCTCTACTACGATTATCCCTGGTTCAGAAACTGTAATCCCGGCATCTTCTATAAAATATTCTACAGATGCATCAGCAAAAACTAGATTTGAGTTTGAAGAGCCTATCTTTCTGAGTGGAGCTCGAGCTTATGCATTTATAGTAGCAACAAATACTTCTAACTATGAATTGTTTGGTGCAACTGGTGATACTTTCGTTATTGGTTCTACAGAAAAGAGAATCTCAAAGCAACAAACGCTCGGTAGTTTGTTCTTCAGTCAGAACTCGGCAACATTTACTGCTGCACAGGAACTTGACTTATCGTTCAAATTAATTAGAGCTAAATTTAAGCATACGGTTGCAACTCTTAAATTAGAGACAGCGAGTCTTCCACAAAGAGTTTTAACTAATAACCCATTCTCTGTTGATTCTGGTTCTTCACTAGTTACCATTTATCATCCTAATCATGGATTCCAGCCGAATGATCATATTACAATGTCTGTTGGTGGCGGATCTGTTGCGAATTTTGACAGCGATAATTTCACGGGTGGCCACCAAATTTATGATTCTGCAGGATCTGTTGACATTCTTAGATATCAGATCGATTTAGGCACGGTCGCGACATCTACAGCTGTAGGCGGTGGCAATAGCGTAACAGTCGATAAGAATATTCCGTATAGTGGTATCCATCCAGTTGTGCAGACTCTTATTCCAGATAACACAAGAATTTCAAGTGGCTATAGAGGTGTTAGAGTACCCAAACTTTCAAGTGCTGATTGGGGAGCAGCTTCAGCTGCGACTCGATATACTACACCTGATACTAATTATAGAACTATTAAGCTTAATGACACGAATGAAGCTCCACTACCATATGCAATGTTGAGTGATGCAATACTTGATAGTGCTGGTCACTTGTATTCAGGCCAATTAGAACTTACATTAGAGAGTTTTGATTCTTCTGTATCTCCAATGATTGATTTACAAAGAGCATCACTAACTCTTATTGGCAATCAAATTGATAGACAAGCGGCTGAAACCAATGCAGGCAAAACATTCAGACAACCTGTTAATTATGTGGCTGAATCAGCAGCGCGAGGTGGATCTTCTGCATCTAAACATATTACAAATGCTATTACACTAACAGAAGATGCTGTTGGTTTAAAAATCTTACTTTCTGCTAATAGGCCATCAGAAACTGATTTCCAAGTTTGGTTCAGAATCGCCACAAGTGATGAGATTATTCAAGACAAAACTTGGTCTCTTCTTACAGAAGAAAGCAATAATCCAACAGATGAAAATAGAACCATATTCAGAGATTATGAGTATTTGGCCGGTGGCCAAGGTGGTGATTTATCTCCATTCACACAGTTTCAGATTAAAATTGAGATGAGATCCTCTAATCAGGCAAAGGCACCAACATTCTCGAGCCTGAGAGTGATCGCAATGAGTGTATAATGGAAGATAGATTTTTAAAAATTAAAGGGCATGAAGACCTTGTAAAGGATACGCAATCAGGTGCTATCCTCAATATAAATAGAAATGAAACCGTGAAGGCAAAAGAAAGAAAAAAGCTTCGTCGGCAAAAAGCGGCCGAATATCAGGAAATGAAACAAGACGTAAATGATCTTAAGAACGATATGAATGAAATAAAAAATCTTTTAGGTAAAATAGCAGAGAGAGTATAATGGCAACTACAATTAATTTATCTGATCCTATTTCAAGCCTCGTTACCAAAACGAATACTCTCATTACTGAAGTTGGTGATAAAACTTCGCTGAATACTACTGATACCACAGATATAGTAACTGCAATTAATGAAATTAATACTAAAGTAGTTGCTATTGATACTGATGCTGAAATTGGTGCTAAAGTTGAGGCATATTTTGCTGGTCATCAATTAGATGTAGGTGGAATTAATGCTGACTCAGCAGATATTGATTCAGCAACTATTACAACACTCACTAGTACAACAGGAACAATTACCACACTTACTAGTACTAATGCTACTATCGACTCGGCTGTAATTACTGATATTTCTGGATCAAGTATTAATTATGATTCAGCGACATTTAACACATTGAATATGGAAGCTGTTGCTCTAGACAATATTAAACCATTACAAATTAAAAACTCAGCCGGTTCTGTTGTTCTGGCAGGTTATCTATTATCTACAAGTAATACCGATGGAACTCTCTAATGGCTGTGAGAACACCGTTATACCTAGACGGAACAGACCTCCGCGAAATGACGTCAGGTCAAATTACTCAAATTAAAAACAGAGTAGTATATTTACATGGTGATGCTAGTTACAGATCAAGTAACTTAGTAGTTGATGGTGTTGGTACTGGTATTAGGGGAATGATAGATAGCCGAGATATTGCAGGTAATGCAACATCTGATGCAAATCGGTTTTCTGATAATAATACATTTATTACTAATAATCCAGCAGTCGATGCAGGCGCTACAACAGCATACGATAAGATTAGTGTTTCAAATAGTTCACCATCTGATCCTGGTGATACGAATAATATAGCTTATCCACTTTATTATGATGGCAGTGGTGTTCTACAAACCATGTCACAAACGGATATGTATGATACATTTATTAATGATGGTATTGACTTAATCATAGATAACTCTGCATCAAGAGATGGAACATATACAGTATATACAGATAACACAGGCCTTGCCGGGGCAACATTAATTAGTTCTACTGCAATTTTTACAGATCAACAATTTAATGAAGCACTTCACAGTAATTCAGTATCAGAGGATTCTGGTGGAGGTGCACAAACTCTTGAGATATTACCGCTTTCAGATACTGATCAGCCATTTACAATACAAAACTATTATCTTTGGAGAACAGATCAAGGATCTGCACCAACTATACAATTACCCGTTAAAATTAATTCAAGTAACGAAATTACAGAATATACTGCAGGAGATTTTGATACTGCTTTGGGTAATCTTTTGGCTTATTCTGCAGTAAGCAGATCACCATATAGAATTGCATACGATATTGAAGGAGTTGGTACAGACGCATTTACAATTACAGCTGCAGCAAATACGCCTCAAGCTCGTGGGTCATCAATAACTGATACAACACTAAATAGCCAAGTAAGAATAAATGACCAAGATGGTGCAGATACATATAGATCACAGAATCTACCAGCTGGTGTAAGTGAAACAGAGACAACATATACGTTAAAAATTTATAGGTACTAAAATGGAAAATCACGATTTTGTAACTGCAAGATTCACCAACAATGACAGAACAACTGTTATGGCAAGGTGGATGTCAAAAACAGAAAAAGATAAAAACGGTGAACCAATCTATCGCGTTGAAAATGCTTTAGCTGATCCGGATAATCCAATATACAAAAAAATCTTAGAATATGTAAGTGAAGATTTGCTACACGAAAATACCGTAAATTGGGCAAGAGCCCAAAGAGAAGGTTATGATAATATGGTTGAGGCTATTGCTTCGAGGAATGGCGATATTATTGATATTGGCAATGATAATAAGTTAGCTGAAAAATTGATGGAAGTAATAGATAAAGATTACAAAATAGATAATGAAAGTTTATTTAAATTTAAATTAGCTCTTTTTGATTCTCCGAGAATCAATGATTCGAAAGATAGAAATAAAAAAGCTGCCTTACGTAAAGCAAAATCTTATAGAGAGGTAATACAAGCCGTATTAAAATTCTAAATGAAAAATATATTATGTGTCAAGTGGGGTGACAAATATACCTCTGAACATGTAGAAAAATTAAAACAGCAAGTTGAAAAAAACTGCTCATATGATTTTAATTTCTACTGTCTTACCGATAAACCAGAAAAAGAATACGACATCCAGTTACCAACTTGGATGGACGAACATTATATTCCAGAAAAGAATTTCTTTTGGGCATATAGAAAATGTTATATGTTCGATCAAACAAAAATATTTGGCGCCGAATCAGCTGACGATGAATTTTTATTTTTTGACATAGATGTACTAATACACAATTCTATTGATCCACTATGGGAACTTCCTATGGATAAACCATATATTGTACGAGGTTGGTGGAATGATATAAAAAATTGTCAAAAGAATTATGGTAAATTAAAATCAACTCCATTAAATTCTTCTGTCATTAGATGGAATGGATTGCAGTTAAAAAAAGTATATAATCATATTGAAAATAATAAACACATTATATTCTTTACATATAGAACTATCGATAATTATTTTAATCATTTCTTCTACAATATACATAATGAAGAAGAATCATTTTTTCGTGGTTATCCAGAAGGTATGATATATTCTTGGTATAAAGGTAATATATTTAATGAAGATATGGA